CAATTTCAGCAGCCGTAATTGTTAAAGCCTTGATATTAACGGCTTCAATTGTATTACCAGCAATTTTTGCACCAACGATACTAGCCGCTTCAATTCTATCTGCTGCAAGGTATCCAGTTGTAATTTTGGCTGCATCTAGTGTGGCAATTACGGCATTTGTAAGCGCGTTTTTATTCCATTGGGTGCCGTCAAATGTCCATTGATCAAGCACATTTGAGGCTGCGCTTGTGCTTGCCATTTTCCACCAGAGATCGCCAGCAGCGTACCCAACTGTTCCTGAAGCATCGGCAGTTGAGCGCACAATCTTATTTTTACCATTAGCAGTAGTTTGTGCTGCAGTTGCTGCAATTTCTGCCTCTGCTGCTGCACTTTCTGCTGCTGCTGCTGCTGATTCTGCTGCTGCAATTCCAGTATCTTGAACGGATACCCAAGCGGTGCCAGTCCAATAATATTGCTTATTTCCATCATCGGTATCAAACCAAACATCGCCTTCAACTAGGGCGTAAACAGAGCCATCAGGCGCAGTTGTTTGGCGGTAGATATGGTTTTTGCCATTAACGGCAGCCTCAATTGAATTGATTTCTGTTTGAAGTTCAGTTGCCTGCTCTGTAGTTACAGGTGCATTTGCTGCAATAACTGAGGTTGTAGTCATTCCTGAAGTAGTTACAGTAATCGGTGTAATTGTTACTTGTGGGCAAAGTGGCATTATTCCCCCTAGAGTGCAATCGTGTAAGGATCAACAAGTGAGGTGAAGTAACTAACCCGCCAATTATCTGGTGTAATTGAGTGAGCCATACCTTCAACCACGCAATTAATTGAGATGCTACGGCCATCATAGGTTAGGCGATCAACTGTAATAAGATCGTTAAGTTCAGTTTCTAGAAAATCAGTAGCCAAAGCACCAATCCCAATAGGCGTAAAATCTATTTGCTCAACTAAAACTGCAGCATCTGCATCTTTTCGAGCTGCATAAAGTGAAAGATTTGTTGCAGCAGTAGATGTATTTGAAGGCGCATCTAACTTTTTGGACTTCAGGCCGTAGGTTGTAACGCTTGCGCCGTAGGTAGATGTATATTGCAATACGCCTGGCCCACGATCAACAATCGCCTGGTTATACACATAATCAGTACCCGGATTGGTGATAATGCCATCATAACCAACGCTATTGGCAGCGCCCTGATCACTAAAAAGTAATTGCGTAGGGCGTGAAAACTTATTTGCAAGGGGAACTAGGGTTGCAACGCCTGTACGGCTCACATAGAAACGGCCACCAACTACATTGGCGCACTGTTCAAGCATATCTAGGCAACTGATGCCTTGGCCTGTTTTTAGCATTACAGTAGTTCCTGTAAGGCTTCGAGATCCTGCCGGCCACTGGGCAATGTCCAAAACTCTTGCTGCTCTTGCTGCTGCACTTTCAGAATAAGCTGAAACCGCTACGGCAGGTGCAATTGTCTTTCCAAATGTTGCTAGGCCATCCACAAAGGTAAGAGAAACAGTTGGGTAGATTCCCTGGTTAACCATATTATCTTCAAGGTAGCCTGTATAAATAATAGTTGAGTTGCCAGTAATTCTTACCTGCATACCCGCAATGAGAGTGTTATACCACGGGCTACTTGTGTTGCTTGGGTCAAAAGCGCCTGATTGGTTATTAAGCACAACAGTAGCAGTGCCTGCATCAATGAATACATCTTGATACATACGGCCACGGCGAATATCAATTGTGAGAAGTAAATCTGCGCTTACATTGGTAAAACTGCCATTGATACCAAAGGCAACTGTAATGGTAGGTGCGTTAGCAGGCATTACAACACCGCGTAACCACTACCGCCACGCCGGCGATAGATTACCTCAAGGCCATTTTTGATGCCCGTTACTAAATCACCCTGGGAAACAACTGAACCTGCAACATTCACTGTTATATTTCCCCCGTTCATCGTGGTATTGCCTGCAATATTTCCGTGGCCTGCAGATGCAGCAAGGGAAATTGTAGGGCTTGAGATGCCAAGTTTCTGTTGCTTCAACTGATTCTTTCGAATAGCCTCAAGAGTAATTGGATCTGTTGAATCAACCTTTTTAATGCCAAACTGTTTTAACCTATTTAAATACTTTTGAGCATTTGCTTCGGCCTGTTGGGCTTTTGTTAACTTTTTTGTTGATGTTGTAACTTCATCAACACCGCCTGCGTAATCCTTTAACTTAAACTTCATACCTTTTGCATCAGCGCCAAGGGTATCAATACCGCCAAGTGCCTTATCTGATTCATCATTAAACTTTTTGGTAGCCACATAGATACCACCCAAAGCAACCGCAAATGCTGCTGCACCTGTTGCTGCTGAGATACCACCTGTTGCTAAGGCAGTTGCAGCAGCAGATGCAAGAGATACTGTACGCAAAGCCTTCATTACCTTGATAATTGCCTGGATTCCAGTAACAAGAGCAGCGACTGCACCGGCAACCTTAGCGCCAAAGAAAGCGGCTACTATAACTGCTCCCAAGGTGGCAAATACCTTGATATTTGAAGAAACAAATGAAAATGTATCAAACATTAAATTAGCAAAAGCAATTCCATAGGAAAGAGCTAATCTAAAAGCATTTGCTAACTTATCGCCGTTTAATTCTACCCATTCTTTAATGGCAGGGATAATTTTCTTTTGAATCATATCCACAAATACCATTAAGTTAGGCAGTAGTGCCTCACCAATTGTAGTTTTAATTGCATCAAATGAGTTACGCAAGGCTTGCAATTGGCCTTCAGGTGTATCTCTAAGGCTTTCGTTAAATCCTTTATATGTAGAATTTAATACCTTAACAATGGCTTCAGCACGCTCTGCCTCTGTACCATTTGAAATAAGTTTCTTTGTTTGCTCATCAAGCACAAAGCCTGCTCTAGTTAACGCACCAAATTGGCCGTTTAAAGCCTGGGCAAGCCCATTAGTCATACTCTTAAATTGATCTGCAGATGCAGTAGCACCCTTTTCGGCAGTTACATAATCCAAGATGGCAGGTGTTAATGTCTTAATTGTTGTTGCTTGCAAATCAAATGTTGCAAGTTGTGCTTGGGTTACTTTGATATTGCCGGCAGAAACCACACCAACTGCCTCAAGAGCCTCTGCCTGATCATTAAGAGCCTTAACTTGCTCGGCAGTTGCAGCCCCTGTAGTCATAAGAATCTGATTAAGTCTGCTCTGTTCAGCCTGCGCGGTAATCGCTGCCTTAACCGAATCAGTACCAATTTTTACTGCAAAAGCGCCCGCAGCAAGTGCTGCTACACCAAAAGTTTTAGCGGCTTTATTTGCAAAACCTGAAAATTGCTTTTCCATTTTGCCAATATCTTTAAGAGCAGATTTTGTGCCTTTATCTGAATACTCGGTTAGAATTCGAGCGACAATTGCGCCAACTGCCATTTTTAGACTCGCTCTCTAGTTAAGTATTTTTGTAGTTCAGCTTTGGCATCATTAAGAGCCTTCTCAACATTTTGTTCAATTCTTTTTTTATCTTTATCTACTACGCGCCAAACTACACGCGATGCTGCGCCAAATCTGTTTCCCAGGGTACGCAAAAATTGGGCGCTACTACCACCGCCCATACTACTTTTGGTTTTACGGCCTGCTACTTCAAAGATAGATCCTGCTGCAGACTTGTTAAGCAAGGCACCGGCGCTTGTAGTGTAATCGCCTCTAACTTTACCCTTGGCTTTTGTCTTTGTAATCTTTGATTTTATCTCGCCCGCGTTCCAGCCTGGCCATCCTTCTCCACCGCGAGTACGGCCATTAGTGGCATCCACCCTACGCCAACCACTCATAGGTGGATCCTCACTAATTAAACCCTTGGCATCACGCTCTGCGCCCGAAAGTTCACTATTAATAACTTTGTTAAAACGCTTAACTGCATCTTTATCAAAATCTTTTAATGCAGTAAGCGTTTCTTTAACGCCGTTAAGAATAATTACTTGATCAGCCATTTGATTTAGCTCGTTCTTTCATATAAATCGTGATTGCTTCAAGAATCCCAGGTGGGGAATCAAGCAAATCTATGGGAGAGATTCCGGTTTCCACCGAAATAGCCGCAATCGTATAAGTTAGGCTATTTCGGTGGACCCGAAAGAATCATCAGAATCCAACTCGGCGCTAATTATCGTATCTAAAAACTCTGGACCCCAGGGCTTTACAATAATTCCCGCGTTTTGCATTGATTTCCAGGCCAACCAATAGATGTGTTCAACTTTTTGTTGCTCACCTAACAATTTTGGCATACCTGCGCCGTACTGTTGTTCGAATCCAACAATAACGCGTGGTGTTAACTTGTAACTTGCCTCAACGCCATCTGTTGTTTTTACCTTGATTGCTAATCCATCCATCTTTTCCCCCTTGTTATATTAGGATTTTGTGATTGTACCACTGATAGGCCAAGTAACAGATGCAGTTGCAAGTTCGCCAACTGCTCCATTAAGCGGTGTCCATTCTGAAACCAACGCTGAAAAACTGTATGCAGGTGATGCACCGGCTACAGGGCGAACTGTAACTGAAACTGCAGTTCCTATTGTTGGGTAAATTGTTGCCTCAAGTGCGCTTGCTGCATAATCCTGATTAAACTCAAAAGCAACAGAATTATCTGCAAGGCCAGCCACTCTTGTACGGGCGGTGTTGCCAAACGCAGTGGTTTCAACAACATCTAGTGTTGAAGATAAAGTTACGCTAGTTACATAACTTGAAATATCGGTTGTGCCAAATGTAACTGCAACATTTGTGAGTACGATTCTTGCCATTTATGAAACCGCCTTTGTGATTGCGCCGTCAATTGGCCAAGTAACAGATGCAGTTGCAAGTTCGCCAACGGCTCCGTTAAGTGGGGTCCATTCTGAAACCAACGCTGAAAAACTGTATGCAGGGTTATCGGCTGCAGTTGTAGCACCATTTGGCTTTACAACTACTGCAGTTACTGTTCCTACAAGAGATGAACCTGCTGCGTTGATTGTTGCCTCAACTGAATTAGCCGCGTAATCCTGATGAAACTCAAGAGCAACAGAATTATCTGCAAGGCCACCGATTCGTGTACGCGCAGATGTTCCAAATGCAGTGGTTTCAACAACATCATCAGTTGTTGTTAGCGTAACACTGCCAATATGATCAGAAAGATTTACGCCGTTAATTGTAATGTACGCGTTTGTTAGGACTATGCGGGCCATTATTTAGTTTCCTCTACTGTAGCCGGTTTGATTGTTGCCTTTGCATCCTTGAGATGCTCGCCTGCAATCAGTGCTTCAATGTTCAAGCCTGATTCAAGCAATTCTTTTTCGGTGATTGAATCACCCTTTGCCTTGCCTTCAAAATTATCTGAAGTGATTGTGTAGCTCATTTTTCTCCCTATCCCCAAATTGTGATGCGGTAACGATATGAAAGGAATTCAATATCACCTGATGAATAACTGCCTGCCTCGGCTGAAGTAACCCGCAAGGTATTGCAGGCACCGCCAAGAGTTCGATCTGATTCAATCGCTTGCTTAATTGAGTAATCCCCTGAACCTGCTAGGTACTTATCAAGTTCATTTTGGCCAGTGCGCTCGCTAAGGCGTTGTACCAAAACTAT